TCAAAAAATTCATCACGCCTAACATCTTTAATATTTTTACCATCTAGTATGGTTGAACCTGATGAATTTATAAGTGTTATTTGTTCTCCAATTTTGTTTTGAAACCAGTCTCTATTAGCGTTAGCTCCTAGTACACTTATAAAATCATTACCATTACTACCACTCCATGTAAGAGCTTGTGCTGAACCATTAAAGAATGGTTGATCAACAAGAGTATCAGCAGTATTAGCAGCAGTAGAAAATGTAGATGTATTGATTTTAGCTATTGGTAGGCCTTTACCATATTCATCATTAGTTATGTAATCTAAAAAACATAATGCAGGATTATCTGACCACTTATAGGTTGATACAGTTCCAAAAGTCTGAGAACCATCTCTAGGATCAAAAACCTTTTTACCTTTTACTTGGACTGTTAATTGTGGCACTCCTGACCAAATACCTTCTTTATCATAACCATAGTGTGCTGCAATATAACAAACACCATTAAGTTTATGTGCCGAAGTCCAGTTAGACATAGAAGCAACTAGCATAGGATCAGCAGTTTGGGTAGCTGCTCCATGATGTAGATTCATAACATATCTATATTTAGATGTTGGTGAAGTACCAAACTGACCTGCTCCTGCATTGATACCTGTTCCATTTTGAGAAACAGTATTCAATGAACCATTGCCTGAAGTTATTTTATCAGAACCTATATAACCACCATCTCTAAATCTAGCAGAATCAGTAAGTGGATTGCCATCAAGCTCAATCGTTCTACCTAGTATTTCTTCACATTCTCCAACAGCTAAAGCATACACTACATACAAATCTCTTGAATCATTAGCATTAGTATCCATATAGATTATTTGTGTGCCAACTCTGCGAGTACCATATATGACTGGCAACTTACCACCAGCAGATGTTTTGTTTGCAAGTATGTCTTGACCTTTTGCCAACATTTGCCTTGCTTGCATAAAACCCTTTACACCAACAGCTAGTGTTATTGCCTGTATTACATATCCTATTTTTTTGAATGTAGATGCAGCTTTCCAAGCTGTACCTACTGCTTTAAAAAATCCAACAATAGCACTAAAAACACCCATTACTGACCCCACCTAACATCTTCTTTTACTTGTGTTGCAAACTCCATACCTTTATCACCACTACTAAATGCTTGTTGAGATTCATCTGAAAAATGTCTGCCTTTTGTTAGATTCCAATTAGACCAATGACTAGCAACTATCATATTTAAAACAGAATCATTTATGTTTTCTTGAATAGATACATTTCTGATTTGACCTGTAAAATAATTAATAGCACCAACAATAGCTTCATTAGTGTCAAAGTAAGCTAAATAAATTTCTACTGTTTTATCTGTAAATGCACCACTTTGAACTAAAGACCTGACCTGATCTGTAATGTTTGAAAAACCAAGATTTATTTCATCTACTTGTAATTGTCCTGTTTCAGCAGTTGCATCTACAGTAAGAAAAGAACCACCAGCTTCATAAGTATTTGAATCAAATACAACATTAGTAAAGTAATCAGTAAGCCTAATTGTTGATGATAAATTTAGTTCAACTAAAAAAGCTGTCTTAGTTGCTGATGATGATACTTGTGTCTGTAAAGCAGTAGATAAACTTCTTGGCATTAGGTTATAACCTCTCTAACATCAAATGAAATAGTATATAAACCACTAGCATTTGTTGAATACATTATTTCATTGTTTTCAAGATATACAGTAAAACTTGGTTTATTTACAGTAACAGCTTCATTATCTGCTAGAGCAGCTACAAGATTGGGTGATATTAATACAGTTAATGCACCTGATCCATCTGAATCAATATCACTTTGAACCATATAAACTTTACTATGGTTTGCAAACTTAATTAAATCACCAGCTTTCAAAGCTCCTGTAGTATTTGCTGTAAAACCATCAAGTGCTATAGAAGCATCAGCAGCAGTATGTGAACCAGCTACTAAAATGTCTGTTTCACCCTTAGATGCACCTAAGTTATCTAATGGTGCTTGTATTGTAAAATTTTCAAAAGAGCCTTTTTGTTTTTGTAAAAATGCAAATATTTCCATAGCCTTTTCTTGTTGCATAGGTGGCATAGAAGCTGTAAATGAAAAATATTGTGAACCTATTTGTCTTACTTGTTTTCTACCTGATAGTGTTTGATTTAATAGAGTTGGTCTATTGTCTTGAAAATTTAAAGCTCTAAATAATGGATTTGTTGGAAAAGCACCTGACATTATACAACTCCCATCTTACCTTGATTGTTCATAGCATTATTGATAATGCTTGTGATTAAACCTTTTCTTGATGCTAACAGTTGATCAAATCCTGCTGCATCTACAGTAGAGATATTAAAGTTTACTGTAGTTCCCATTCCTTGTCCTCTTGTATGATCTATGACAGTTTCGTTTGGATGTAGTATTGCAGGAAAACCACCTTTACCATCTATACCACCTGCTCTAACACCACCACCAGTAAAGCCACCACCCTCCAAAGTTAATTTTGGTAAAGAATTAGTCAATGATTCTGCCTTTGCTGAAGATCCTTCAAAAAAAGCACCAAAATCTGTAAGACTACTACTAATCATGCCAACTAATTTTTGCACAATAAAAACATTTATTAATTCATTTACAACTGCTCTAGCCACACCAGTTGCTAAGTTTTGAAAATCAAGAAACTGTTTTGTAGTAAAGTCAAAAAAATTTTGAAATGCACTTGTAAGTTTACCCTCTACTGTTTCAGCAAAAGTTTTTACTACTTGTATTGTTTCATTAACTTCAGCTTTTATAGTTTCAATATTGCTTGTGAATTTAGGAAGTTTTATATCTTCTAATCCTGTTGCTGCATCTGTAATATCTTCTAAACCCTCCACACTTTTATTAAAAAGTGCGTTCATGCCACCAATTGCAGCACTAGCAGCAGCTATTCCAGCAGCAACTTTCACCATACCAACACCTGTAACACCTTGTAATAAAGTACCTGCTGTTGCTGCTGCTTGAAATGCTTTTGCTAAATTAACAACTGTAACTGCTACAGCAGCAACCCTTTGAACCACCATGACTGAAAATGCTACAGCGAACATTTTTGCAAGTATTTCAATATTTTGTGCTAAGAATCCAACAGTATTAGCAGTGGCAGCAAATATGCCTGTAGATTTTTCTACCTCACCAACTAAAGTAATAAAGTTTGTTTTCAACATGCTTACTGATTGACCAATAGTAGTATTCATGTTTCCAACAATTTCAGATGTTTCTGCTGTTGCTGAGATTAATGTTGGTAAAATGTTTTCTGCTGTAATTTTACCAGCAGCACCCATTTCCCTAAGTTGACCTGTTGAAACTCCTAAACCTTTAGCTAACAATTCTGCTAAAGCAGAGTTTTGTTCCATAACTGAATTTAGTTCATCTCCTCTCAAAGTGCCTGAAGCTAAACCTTGTGCTAATTGTCTTGAAGCATTAGCAGCTTCAATAGCATTAGCACCTGAAATAATAAATGTGTTTGCAACAGTTTGTGTTGCATCAGCAACTTGTTGTTGAGATAAACCCATCTCCTTTGTTGCAAAGGTAATTTTTGCAAATAAATCACCTACTGCATCAAAGTCTGATCTTGATTCTAGTGCAATTCTTTTCATGTGTGCCATAGCTTCTGCTGTTCCAGCAGCAGTTCCAGTTAATGCACCCATTCTGTTTTGCAGGTTGACAAATGTATCACCTGCTCTTACGAGCTCTCTAACACCAAAAGCAGCTATAATTTGATTTCTTAAACTTGCTATAGCACTCTTAGTAGAATCAACATCTCCTCTAAACTTTTTAAAAGCAGCACCAGTCTTGTTTTCACCTGTTATTCTAACTTTTATATCTTGTCTAGCCATTTTGTTTCTTTATTTCCTCTGCTTGTATATTAAGATAAGCAACCCAACCATTAAATTCTTCTAAGGGCATTTGTTCAATTTCACCAACAGTTTTATGTAATCTTTCAGCTAAAGCATACATTGAATATAACTGCTTATCTTCAGCTACTTTTTTTGCATCTGTCCTTGTGAAATATTACCCATAATTTCTGTAGCCACTCTCACTAATACACTACTATCAACATTATTAAGTAGATCGTTTTTATGTTCTACTGTATAAATTTTCTCTCCTGCTTCATCTAATGCTTTATAAATTAAAACATAGACAAGCATTTCCACCTCATCATCTTTAGCTAAGTGCATAAATCTTTTCATTTCCCTAAGAGTGATAGGTTTGGAAAAAATTTTTAAAGGTTTTCCATCCCCATCACCCCATTCAGGAACTTCAATAACTTTAGTTTCTATGCTGTTGTAATGATTTTTTGCATTATCTATCGCTGACATTTTTAGTATGTAGTAGTTGTAAGACCACCAGTACCTTGAACAGTAATAGTAGATTCTACTAAACCATCAAATGTTGATGTAATAGATTTACCAGTTACTATAGCAGTTCCAGTAAGTTTTACATCGCCACTATCTGATCCCTCAGGTGCAAAGTTTAATGTTACAGATGATCCTACTGCTAATGCAGTTTGACCATTAGTATCTGTTTCATCATAAAGCACATCTACTGATCCACTAAAGTCTTTGATAGAAGCTAAGTAAGATTTTGAACTATCACCCATTGAAGTATCTTCAACAGTATCAATAGTTTCATCTATACTAAAACCTCTAATTTCAGCAATAGCATTAGAGCCAACTTGAACTGTTCCCTCTTTTCCTAAGTGAGTTGCCATAATTATTCCTCGTTTTTAGTTTTAGAAGAAGATTTAGGTTTATCTTTCGATGGGATTGCTTCTTCTTTCCAACCCTTACTCAATAAATACTCAACACTATCAGGATGAGCTTCGATTGAACTTTTACCATTTGGTGAAATCATTTTCATAATTATACCTCGTTAAACTGCTACATCAGGAGCAGTTTCCTGTACATAGTAGTTAGTTAAAAATGTGAGAACAGCAAAACTTAATGGTTGTTCTCCCTCTGTATTATATTCTATACTTGTTGATTGTAAAAAACAGTCTTTTGCAAGTCCATTTAATGTTGTATCAGCACTTATAGCTACTTCAACCTCTTTACATATCTTATCAATTTCATCATCAAAGTTGCTTGTTTGTTTGACATATATTTCAACAACAAGCTCTAATTGCCTACTCATTAATCTATTTGTGCTAATCACAATAGGTTCAGAAGTTTCATCTTTGGTATAGATTACAAGTGCTGGTAGGTTAGTATTTTCTAATGGATAAATTCTAGTTTCAAATACATTACTTCCAGTAGTTGTAAGATTATTAAGAACTGTACCTGCTCGTTCTCTTATTTGCTGTCTTATGTGATTTGCCATTATATTTCTTCCAACATTAATGCAGAAAAACCTGTCCTATCTGATTGCACATTAACAATAGTATAATTTTGTGCTGCTTTTAAGGTATTACCATCAACATCTTTGATAGCTGATACATTCAATGTATTACCAAAAGCAATATTAGGCACATCTATAGTTCTGCAATATGCAATAGGTTTTAGTGCTTCTACGCCAGTTCCCTCTACTTGTTCAACATATTCATTATTAATAATTATGTTAATTGTAGAAGATGATCCACCAACTGTATAAACAGCAGTTACACCATGACCAAAATTTATGTCTAGGTAAGCACTCATATCTTCTTCAGTTTCTAATCTGTATTGCGACATTAGACTTTCTCCAATACCACACTTACATAACCTGTATTATCAGGTTCTACTGTTTTAATAAAAAAAGTTGTTTCAGGCGTAAGAGTATTGCCTTTGTTTGTTGTTATAGCATCAACAACTATTTTATCATCCTGAGAAATGTTGGGTGCATCAGTTGCTTTTAATATTGCAGTAGGTTGAAAACCCTCGACTGATATAGATTCTCCCTCTATGCTTATATAAGGTTGATCTATAATAAGATTTATTAATACTGAAGAACCATCATCTATTAATCCTAAAGTATCAATTAAAGGAAAATCATCAAATAACTTTCCTGATTCAAAATAAGTGCCAGTAACTCCATGCCCTGTTGTAGCATCAACAAAAGAAGTAAAATCTCTAGCACTCTCAATAGCCATTTTTACTTACTTCTTTTTTTGACTTTTGTTTCTGATTTTTCTAAACCAACACTTCTATTTGATTCTTTTTTTGGTTTGCCTTTGTATTCTTCAGCTTTACCATAACCAACAAGTGATCTGCCCTCATCAATAGAAAGCTCAACTATATCACCTGCTTTTACTTTTTCTTTGTTAGCTATTGTGTCTTGTAAAATTAAATATTTCATTTTTTCACCTTTTGTAAGATGGGTGGAAATTAATCCACCCATTTTGTTTGTACTAAGTACCATTAACTAGCAGCACAGAAAGACACAGCGTGTCTAACAGCTACATCTACTGATTGTAAAGCTACTATTCTAACTGTACCTGAACTTGAATTGCTGTATGGATCAACAACTAAGTCTAATCCACCAAACATTCCAACAAGTAAGTCATTAAAGTTACCAAATACATAATTGTTAGCAGTTAATTGAGGTGAAACAACAACTTTATAGCCATTGATTTCATCATTAACAGCTACAAATTGTGCTGTATTTGTTGCTTTTTCTGTAGTTTTTAATGTTCCATAGTTAGTTGGATGCACTATGTAAGCAAGATCACCAAGTAATGCGTTATCAACTCTTACAGCAGTTTCCATTGAAACCATTTCTGCAAATGTTGGAGCAGCAGCACTTGAAAGTGATACAGAGTTAATACCTGAAGTGTTAGTAATACCAGTTGGATTACCTGAACTTCCTGAACCCTCTAAAGCTGCATCATCAATAGCAATAGCCATAGATTGTGCTAAGTCATTTCTAATTAAGTTTTCAACATCAATAGATGATTGAATCATTAATTGTCTAGTAACATCTGTAAATGCTCCTAATGTCTTAGGCGACATACTGACTGAGCCAACTGTAAATTCTGATTCACTAGCAGCACCACCCTCTGAACTAATAAATGCAGCAGTTGAAGCAGCAGTTTTTCTTGGGATTTTTACATCGCCACTTAGTCCATTAAGCATAGTTGCCATTGGCATTACAGCAGAGTTATTTCTTAAAACATCTATGAAATCACCTGCTCTGTAATCTTGTCCAATTAAATCACCATCTGATCCAGCAGATAAATCTCTTTGATTCCAGTTTCTTAAAACTTCATCAGGAAGCATAACGCCTTGTGCTGTTTTCCCATAAGCTCTTTGTGCTGCTTCTGAACATTCAAATTCAAATTTTGCAGCTTCTTGTGCTTTTCTATCTGTAGGATTAGCCATAGCGTTGATAGCTCTCATTATGCTAAATCTTTTAGTTTCTTTTTCAGTTAAACCAATTTCTGTAGGAGTTTCTAAAGGAACATCATTAGAAATATTTTCTAATAATTGTCCTCTAAATTCTTCAACAGAAACACCATCTTTAATAGCTTGATTAGCTAAATCTCTTTTATTGTGTCTTACGCCAAGATCAATAATTTCTTTTGAGTTCTTTTGAAATTCTTTTCTTGCTTCATCAACACTTTGCGATCTAACTTCATCAAGATTAATTTCTTTTTTCTCGTTTTCCATTATTTTCACCTTTGTTGTGTTTAATGTTTGTTTATCTTTAGAACGACCAACGCCAACAAGTCTACTTTGATCGGCAGGAACACTTACAGAACTAATTTCCATAGGAGTCCAACTAGCACGATAATAAGTTTCATCATCTTTGTTGTATCTTTCCATCTTATCTACTCTATAGCCAACAGATATATTCATGCGAATACCATCGACTACATCTCTAAAAACTTCTTCAGCAAGTCTTGATTTTCCAAATCTGACTACAGCAATTGTCCTCTTAGCTGCCTGATCTAGTTTAAATTCTTCTACCACACCAATTTGCTTAGTCATATCGTGATCAAGCAATAATGGTGATCTTCCTGATTGCATAAACTCCATGTTTATATCTTCAGGTGCATGTCCTAGAACTTCCATTCCAAAACTGCGTTCTACTGGTTCTTCAGAAGATACGCCAACTCGAACCAACCTTTTTTCTTCATCTATAAATTCAGACCTAGATAGATCAATAGTTCTATAGCTAGTTTTTAAACTAACAACTTTTCTATCTTCATCTTCTTCATAGTGATAAGGTCTAGCTGATTCCATTTCTGAATCTTCTTCTACCATTTCTTTATCCTCACCATGTTTGGCAAACTCAACAATAACTTTATTATCTTGTTCACTAATGTTGAGGATATGTCTATCTTCTTTATCTTTCATAGCTTTTTCCTCGTTTTTTGTTGATAAAGGATGCGATGCAGGAAGCAAGTCTGTATCATGCTTTCCTGATCTAAATTTACCAGTTCTAAGAACTCGTAAAAAACTGTTTACTCTTGCCATTGCCCATTGATTTGGCGATGTAACTGTAGGTCTTACACTTTGAGGATTAGTATTATATGCACCAATACCTCTATCATAGACCTTTTTGAGTGTACCTAAAGTTGTTCTTTTAGAAGCTGCATTATTTACTTCTTTATTATGTTCATCTACTTTGTTTTGTAATGCTTTTTCTGTTTTTGCAGATATAGCTCTTTCTGCATTATCTTCTACTTGTCTTACATCTATTTTGCCACCCATACCTGCATGGTTTACACAATAGTAATAAAGATCAGGCGTATCTTCTTCTATTTTTATTGATATAGATGCGTTTTCTTCACCTGCTTTACCATTAATATTGACACCTGTTTGATATGGTTCACCTTGATTATGCACACCATCTTCTGTTGTTGAAAATCTAAGTGCGTGAGTTTTATTAGATGTGTCTGATAAATCAAACAGGTATGTATTATCTTCTAACATTACAAGTCTAGGTGATAATTCACCATCAAGGTAAAACTTATTGCCCTCACCATATTTGTTTTCACCCTCTTTAATTACTACCTCATATTCAATAGTTTCGTTTCTAACATTGTCAATACTTCTATCTTCTTTCATTTTTTCCACTAACCTTTTTGACCAAGCAAAACCAGCATCGCCACCCCATAATGCCCATGCAATTCTTCCGTTTGATGGATAGCCATCTTCACCAGCACTAAAACCCTCTGCTTGTTTATCAACCTCATGTCTGCTAAAAAAACTATACATTCTTTTAACTGTATCATCAGATAAGTTTTCATTAGCAACGATTTGTCTTGCTCTAGTAGCACCAACCCTAGTGCCACCTCTGTTAAATTCTTCACGCCAATTTAGACCTTTTTGTGCTTCTATTTTCATTCCCTCATTTGGTCTAGGCATCTTCTTCATCCCCACCGAGTATATTAGCTTCAACTGGTAGCTTAGTTCCAAATGGTTGATAAGCTATTTCAATACCATATTGTTTTGCTAACTCAACTTCTTTTTGATGCTGCTCAAATAATTCTTCAACATCTCTACCATAAGCAGCACTTATATCAGCATAAGTAACAGTACCATTTTGTAAACCTAATATATTTGATTGCATTTCTTTCAAAGGATCGATCCAAGCAAAACTTCTAGGTATATAACTTATTGCCCTAGCAAACTTGTCATACTTTGCTATAGGTAAGTTTATATAACCTGTAGATATAGCCATTTCTAACCATGACTTGAATATTGGGTTTATAAAATGCTCTATAACAAACTGTTGATACAGTTGATACATACTTCTATCTTCTAAAGCACCTTGTCTAATACTTGAATAGTTTACAGAAGTTAAATCATTACTTAATGCGTGATATGAAATGTTTAAACCACTAGCAATACTTCTTAATATGCTTGTAGTAAATGGTTCAAATGCAGATGTTGGATGTGTAGGATCAAAACTTTCAAATGACATTCCTGCTGGTAACTGCTCAAACACTCCTGCTTGTGCGTTCATAGTAGGATTAAATGTATCTTCCATATCACCATCTCCGACATAACCATCGCCATCAGGTGAGGTTATGAAACCCATTTTAGAAGCTCCAACACGAGCAGCAACGATCTCAGCCTCATAATAACCATTGAGCATTCGCATATTAGCTATGATAGGTGCAATAAATGATACTCCTCTTGTTTGTTCTGCTCTTTGTGGTAGGTAAGCGTGTATTATTTCATCTGCTGGAACTCTGATATATTCCTGTGCTGGTTTTGGATAAGTATTATCGTATGGATGTTTTTTAAATAAATGATACGCAACTGGTTTACCACCCTTATCAAGCTCAACACCCATTTTTATACTGTTGCCATTTCTTAACCTAGTTTCATTTTTATTTTCATCTAAATGATCTGCTTCAATAAAAGTAATTTTAAAACCAAATGGTGAACTACTATCTTTTACTTTTCTAACTAAAACCTCACCATCTCTACATAAGGTTTCAATAAATATTTTTTGGCAGTCTAAAAATGTAAGTCTTTCATTTACAGTACAGTTGCCTAACTGACACCATTCTTTCCATGATCTTTCAATAAG